GAGTATGAAGGATGATGATTGGGTGTGGCTGAGATGGTTGGTCGCGCTCCTGCTGGCCGTCTGGTTCGCATGGGGAGCCGCATGGGTACTGCACTATGCCTAAATGCGAAGTGTGCGACCACTGGAAACGCCTTACCACAGAGGGCTCCATGGGCTGGTGTGAGATACACAAGTGCCAGAGGAGAATCAATGACTCGTGTTCCCAAGCAGAGATTACCCAGGCAGACTATTGGGGAGAACAGGAAGTGAAGCAACATGGAAATCGTGCGTAAGAAGATTGANGACTTGAACCCAGCGGAGTACAATCCCAGGAAGGACTTGAAGCCTGGGGACAAGGAGTATGAGAAGCTCAAGCGCTCCATCCAGGAGTTTGACCATGTACTCCCTGTGGTCTGGAACAAGAAGACCGGCAACCTAGTTGGGGGACACCAGACACTGAAGGTTCTGAAAGACCTTGGAAGGAAGGAAGTGGATGTCTCCGTGGTCAATCTCTCCAAGACCAAGGAGAAGGTTCTCAATGTGGCTCTGAACGAAATCACTGGTGACTGGGACTACCCCAAGCTGGGCGCCCTGATGAGGGAGTTGGGCCTGGAGGAAGACAGGATTCTGACTGGCTTCGATGCTGACGAGATTGCCATGTTGGTCCGGGATGACCCACTGGTGATGCCAGAGCCCGAAGGCCAGGTGGGAATGTACGAGAAGCCTGGGGAGACACCAGACGGGCCCAACCTGGGGAGGAGCTTTGTAGTCTACATGACCTTCAAGACCAGGGAGGCCGCCGATGCCTGGCTCCAGAGTGCCGGATTCAACATGACCATCAAGGCCAATGCGCGTACACTGGTCGTCAAGGAGGAAGACCTACCATGCCCTGTCCCATCCACATCGTCATAGGCCAGTCAGGAGCCGGGAAGACCACATTCGTTCAGAGGACATTCGTGACTCCCCAGAAGGCGTGGAGTGTCAGCACGATGTATCCAGTGGCCGTTTCCATGGTGGACGGCGTGGCCTTCCTTGGGAAGTACACTGGAGCGATAAGAACCAAGGGAACAGACACGCTTCCATACAACGCCATCCAGAAGATACTCGACACTGTGGACGCCTTGGAAGCCTCATCCGTCCGGGCCATCGTGGTGGAAGGCGACAGGATAAACAATGCGCGCTTTTTCGACCATGTCTTCCGCAAGGGCTATGACGCCCACCTGTACCTGGTGGAAGCGCCACTGGAGACTTCCATGGCTCGACTGGCTAGAGCCGGTTCCAAGATTACGCTGACCTTTGTGAAAGCCACCAGGACAAAGAGTGCCACCATGTTCGCCTTGTACGGCAAATTCATGCACGGCAGGAAGGTGAAGGGTGGATGACTAGGACGGACACTGTCCTGTACCTAGCTGGCCCGTACAGCAAAGACCCAGAGGCCTGTACGCGAGAAGCCATCAAGGTGCAGTCCCACCTATTCAAGGCCGGATGGAGCGTCATCTGCCCACACGCCAACAGTCACTTCGCGGATAGGTTCCACAGGCTTCCACCAGTGTTCTACTATGACATGGACCTGGAGATACTCAGGCGCTGTGACGGCATCGTCATGTTGCCTGGATGGGAGGAGTCTGTGGGAGCGCGTGGGGAGTGGAAGGAAGCCAAGAGACTAGGCAAGGCAATCTTCCACTGGCCCCTAGACAAGGAGAGACTGACCAAGCAGGAATTGTAGCCATGTACGACATCAGGATTCAGCGCCGCAAAGGCTTCAAGGAGTACCATGCTTTGTGTTCACGCCTTGGCGAGTCTGGTGGGAACAACAACATCCTTCGCTACATAGCCAGGAAGGAAGACCTGGACCTGGAGGAGCGCTGTTATCTCACATGGCTGTACTCGGCATCCTACTCCTGGTGTACTGCCTGGTACATCTTCCAGTCAATCTCCAGGGAGGCCTCTAAGAAGGAAGTGGAAGCCTTCTGGAACCGTCACAGGGATGCCATGTTGTTCCAAACAGACAGGAAGTGGGTAAAGCTCCGCAACGAGTTTGTCCCCATGTTCCTGGACTACCAAGAGCGTACAGGGAACAGCCAGTGGGACTACTACAACAACTTCTGCTATGGGGAGCCAGAGGACAACTTCAAGCGGCTCTTGGCGGAAGTCAAGACCATGTACTTCGTGAAGCGCTATGCCGCCAGCCTCCTGTACGAGCTACTGGCAGACATCACGCCACTGGCGATTGCCCCATACGATGGCTACCTGGACCTCAGAGAGGCCCGGACAGTAAGGCAAGGGCTTCAGTACATCTTGGGAGAAGACCTGGGGGCCGACTTGAAAGTGGCTCCTAGACAAGACTATCCCAGACTGCAAGTGGACCTCACGGCTATCATGCGGGAGTGCGTCAGGGACAACCTGGACTTCAAGGACTCCTGGTGGGATGTGGAGACTTGCCTCTGTCGGTTCAGGAACATGATGAAAGGGGAGCGCTATTGGGGATTCTACACGGACAGGGGCCAAGAGGAAATCCACTGGTACGAACAGAACCACCCAGAGCATGACTGGTCTGTGGGATGGGAAGCCAGGGCCCATGTCATCCATCCGAGCCTACTTGGGGAGTTCAATGGCTGGACTGGTATCCGCAAGTGGCGCTACAACTACCTTCCACAACATGGGTACTTCCAACCGGATGCCATACCGAGAACCGTGGGGAGGTACTGGGATGGTTGAGGATATGCCTTTGGAGGAACAAGCCGGTCAAAGCATACTCAAGCACACATACCGTTCCCCACGATGGACACAGGAGTTGATGGACTGTTCGATGCCCATGACGCTCGACACCTACTCCCTGTGTAGCTACAACTGCCAGTATTGCTTCGCCTTTTTCCAGAAGGTACACAACATCACTGGGATGAAGGAACACCACCAGAAGCTAGAGTGTGTACGAGTGGAGTCCATCAAGGCCTTGTTCGATGAGGCCCTCAAGACCGACAATCCCACTGGGTTCTTCAAGGGACTCTCCAACAGACAGTTCATCCCGTACATCAGAGCAAGGAAGGTCATGCAGTGGGGAGCCCTGACTGACCCATTCGACTTCTATGAGAAGCGCCATGGCATCACACTGGAGCTTCTCCGATACTTTGACTCCATCGACTACCCACTGTCCTTCTCAACCAAGTCTGACTGGTTCGCCCATGACGATAGGTACAGGGCCTTGTTCGCCAAGCACAAGCACAACTGGCACTTCAAGGTCAGCATCATCACCATGAACGAACAGAAGGCCAAGGAGATAGAGCGTGGAGCCCCTACACCTAGAGCCAGAATCAGCACCATCCGGGAGCTTGCTTCACTGGGAATCCATGTCACACTGAGGCTCCGGCCCTACATGATTGGCGCGTCAGAGGACTGGAAGACCACCATCAAGGCGGCCCATGACGCGGGAGCCGATAGTGTCTCCACGGAATACTTCTGCTTGGAAGGCCGAGCCGATGAGCCAGTCAAGGCCCGGTATGCCCTCATGTCGAAGACACTGGGTTATGACCTGCTCGACTTCTACAAGAGGAACAGCCCACAGCCAGGCTACAAGAGGCTGACAAGGGAGATAAAGCGTCCGGTGTTCGATGCCATGGCTAAGTACACGCACTCCTTGGGGATGCGCTTCCATGTCTCGGATGCCTTCTGCCGGGAGATGAACGATGCCTGTAACTGCTGTGGAGTGCCTCCCGAATGGAACAGCCAGACCAGTCACTTTGGAGGGGCCATACTCCTAGCCAAGGCGAAGGGCCAGGTGTCGTTCAAGGACATCCAGAAGGACTTGGAGACTTACTTCCCATTCATCTACCATGTAGGCGTGGGGTACAATGACGGCACCAACCAGACAGCCGCCCAGTACCAGTATGCCTCCATGACGGACTTCATCCACCACCAGTGGAACCAGTACAAGGGATGGCGTGGGCCGTGCAAGCCATACGGCCATGTGCTAATCCCCATAGGGAGGGACAAGGATGGCGATGTCATCTACCAGTACCACGACCACTAGGCTCCCACAGGACATGGGGCAAATCTACCAATACCTGTTCACCCACAGTGGGCGACACAAGATGTACCCTTACCAGACCAGGCTCCGCCTTGGGAGGTCCAGGTTCAAGATTGTGAACAAGTCCAGGCAGATAGGCATATCGAGCTTCTTGGGATGTCATGGGCTCGTCAGGAGCGCCTTGGAAGGCAAGAATGTCCTCATTGTCAGTCCGTCGGAGAGACAATCCAAGCACGTCATGGACTATGTGGTGGAGTTTTGGAGGGCTCTCAAGGAAGGCCCATTCCCACCAGTCACCATCCGGGAGGAGACAAAGCACTCCCTCATGTTCGACAAGGGAATGGTCTTGTCCCTACCCAACAGTGCCTCCACCATCAGAGGGTTCGCGGCTGACGACATCTACCTGGACGAGTTTGCCCACTTCCTGAATGGGACGGACAAGGAAGTCTTTGAGGCAATCACGCCCAGTGTAAGCCGTGGTGGGAACCTGTGGCTAGTCTCCACGCCATTCGGAGACAACAATATGTTCAGCGACATCTGGCGCTCCACAGAGACTGACCAAGCCTTCGAGAAGACGCTCATACCGTACACCGCTTGTCCTGACCTGGATATCGAGTCCATCCGCCAGTCAGGGGCATACGATGACGCTTCATTCGAGCAGGAGTACAACAACCAATTCGTGGGGGAAATGACCAGTGAGTTTCCCATGTCCCTCATCACTGCAATCGTGGACCCAGAGCTAGAGTACACCAACATGGAGGCTCTACAAGGGAAGCTCTGTGTAGGTGGTTACGATGTGGCGCGTGACCAAGACCTGTCAGCCGTCCATGTCTATGAGGTATTGCAGGATGCTACACAAGATGCCAAGGAAAAGTATGTACTACGATGCAAGTGGGTGTGGAGAGGAGTGTCCTACCAGGAGCAGTACATGAAGCTGACCGCCATACTCGGACAAGGACGCTTCCAGTGGTTCAACATGGACGCCACAGCGAACAAAGACCTACACGAGAGGCTCCAGGCCCAGTATGGAATCTGCCATGGCGTACACTTCACCAATGACCTCAAGGCGAAGATGGTGGGGAAGTTGAAGCGGCTCTATGAGGAGCGCCGACTGGCGATACCAGACGATGCCCTTCTCATCCGGGCCATCAACAGCATCCAGAGGAAGCACAGTGACACAAACTACCTGAAGTATGACAGTGCTAGGACAGAGGAGACAGGTCACGCTGACGAGTTTTGGGCCCAGGCCCTAGCCTTGTACCCTGGCGATGAGTGGAAGATGCGTGGTGGAGCGCTTGTCTTCGGGGCCCTTGGTCAGTCCAAGCCCGTCCCCAGTCAGAAACTCATACACAAATTCCTGATGGAAACAGGAGGTGGGTGAATACATGGCGATATTGATGCGGTGCGCGTGTGGGAAGGTCTACAAGAACAAGGCGGCCTATGAGAAGCNTCTCAAGGCCGAATATGGTGGACTAGCAGGACGGCCACTGGGGACTCCAGAGGGAGAACACCAGTACAAGGAGTGCCAAGGATGCAAGTGGGATTGCGCCCCATTCCTGAAGGACACCTACACAGAGGCCGACACTGGCGAGTGCCGGTGGAAGGAACAGACTGCTCCGCCCAAGAAGGTCGAAGTGGCGTACAACCACGATGGGGGAGTAATGTGAAGTGTACCTTCTGTGGTGCCATCCTGACTGTCGATGGCACCAAGATGGGCGCTGTGGGGAATCGCACAGAGGTGGAAGCCATCGCCTGGGCGATGGACAAGGATGTCACCTGCTGGCGCTGTGGGCACACCGTCAAGAAGCCTACCCAGAAGCCCAGTGACCGTACAAAACTCAAGCGTGGTGGAATCGATGGGGGAATGTTCGGCGGCAAGCGCCTGAACGCCATCGAATACTATGCCAGGCAAGGACAACTCCGGGAAGTGTACCGCAAGATTCGTGGAAGGAAGGTGGATGAGGGACTATGACTGACGGACAACAGGATTTGATTGGAACGCAACAGTGGCCGGACTTGACGCAACCGACATACACCTATACATTGCCGCCATGGACGGGAGTGCTCGACCATCGCCACTGTAAGAAGTGTGGGAAGGTCATACCAGCAGACAAGGACTTCTGCGACTGGTGTGCGACACATGGGGACTTCCTATGAAGGAAGTCGTGTGTATCCTTGATGGGAAGGTGTGCGACCTAGACACCAAGGCCAAGGGATGCAGACGCATCAAGCCAGGAGCCTGGACTGGGCGGTGTGGTCTGCGCCTGGAACAGAAGGCCCCCAAGAAGGGCCAGTGGGTTCGAGCGAAGGACAAACCCAAAGAGACTACAAACAGGTAATGGAGAGGAACAGAATGGACTCAGCAACAATAGCCGCACTGGGAGCAATCCTGGTGCCGATTGTGGGACTCATCCTGCAATATCTGAAGGGGAAGGACACAAACGCCCATGGTGATGCGTTCATCGCCATGTTGAAGGGCCAAGAGGATACCATGTCGAAGGTCGCTGGTGTCCTGCCATCGCTCCAGCCATTCGTTGATGGCTACAAGGCCACTGTCGCAGAAGCCGAGAAGATATGGGACTCTGGTGGCTTTACAGCAGAGGACATCGGAGCCATCCAGCGTGAGGCGGCCTTCTGGAAGTCCCAGATAGACACAGCAGTCGCCCAGTTCAGGGCGCTCAAGGACTCGAAGGTTCAGACACCAACGGCTCCAGTGTAGACTGGTCAGTCCACTGACAACTCCTTCATAAACCCCTTGTCAATCCTTTTGGAAAGTGTACTATGACTCTGATGGCAGACCACTGTTTGGCCCTCTTGTCGTGGGCGGCCAAGCCGGAGAACAGGGGCAAGCAGGACAGCAGAGCGATAGCCCAGGCCTGTGGGATTCCCAGGCATACTCTCAGCGCCATATTGACTTATCATCGCCACCACGGAGACAGGGCTTGTTACTTGTGCCAGACAGCCCGGAACCATCGCTTCATCTTCAAGGTCTTCCCACCGGGACATGGGAGCGTCATCGACGCTGTCCACATGGGATACATCATAGAGGGCCATGACGAAATCGAGTCCATGGAAGGAAACGACTACAAATAGGTAGTGAGACAGGGACACCAAGGGCTCATCTCACCTACCACACTGCCCTTCCACACAACCTGTGCGCGGTTGCTCCCACAAGGGGCCAAGGCCTCCGCGATACCAAAAGGCCAACATTCACTATACAACCTTGAAAAGGTCTGTGGGGATGCCCCAGGCGGTCACGCCAGGGGAAGTGTACGCCATTCCCACAGACCACCTCCATGTGCTGGACTTACTGGGCGTGTGAGAGCCATGGCGAACAACACTTTGAGTGAGATAGGCCGGATGCTTTTGAAGGAGTTGCCCTCAGCAGAGGACACACCGAACCAGAAGTCAATCGCCCAAGAGCTTCTGCGTTACGCGAACATCGCTCCCACAGACAAGCCACAGTTCCAACGCAAGATTCCTGCGTGGATTCTACTTGGCATGGCGGAGAAGTCTCAGCCAGTCAGGACTTGCATCGACGCTGTGGTAAGGGAGTGTACGCGCTCCACTCAGTACTATGACCGCTGTTGGGACTTCTATCCCAAGGATGCCAAGGCGACCATCAAGGAAGATGAGGCCAAGGTGCCCAAGGCCCCCCCGGAAGTCCCACAGCCTCCCCAGACTCCTCCAGAGGCTCCTCCCATAGGCAAGGCCTTCCCACCGCCCACGGATTCCACCACGACTCCTCCAGCAGAGACTGGGAAGCCGGTAGACCAGACGGATGGAACGACCATCTCCAGGGCGGAGTACAAGGACTTCCAAGAGCTTCTGTTCAATCCAGACAGGCGGAACAGGCGAAGCACCAATCAGATTATCTGTGCCTCCCTGTACGACCTGCTTGTCTTTGACGATGCCTTCATCTCCATAGCCTTCGAGAACAAGGACGTGCTTGCTGGGAAGCCAGTGGCCCTCTACAATGAGGAGTCTGACGGCATGGAGATTCGTGTGGACCTTCGCGGAAACATCGGCGATGACACATGGTTCTGTGACCAGTGTAAGCCGGAGAAGGAATGGAAGGGCATGGATGTCCTCCCGGATGCCAAGGGAGTGCGCCTGTGTCCTGACCACAAGCTCCCCATGCGCGAGACAGCGTATGTCCAGACATTCGCCGGGAAGGTCAGAGCCAGGTGGTCCAAAGAGGAAATCATCCACATCCACATCTTCAGGGCTGGTGGGCGGGGCTATGGCAGTCCTCCACTGATGTCCCTGTTCTTTGCTGTGTCGAACCTCATGGCGATGGACCAGTACTTCTCGGACGCATACGCGCTCCAGAGGACTCCAAGGGGATTCGTGGTCTTCAATGGTGTGGACCAATCCAGTGTCTCCCAGAGCGCCATTGTGGCAGAGGAGACAATGCAATCCAACCCCATGTCCATCCCATGGTTCGCACTCCCAGAGGGCAAGTCAGTGGAGTTTGTCTCCCTGATGACGGCTCCCAAGGATATGCAGTCTGTGGACTTCTACAATCTCTACACAGAGATGGTCTACAAGACCTTCCATGTCACGCCAATCGTGGCCGGGACTGTCGCCAGTGGGAAGTCGGGGAACAACCCCAACATCCAACTCGATGTGCAAAATGACTTCATCCGGGCCTACCAGAGGGCCTTGGCGGAAGCCATCAACAACTCGATTCTCCCAGAGCGCTTCAACATGAAGTCATGGTACTGGGGCTTCACCCCAGTGGAGGAAGGGGAGGAGCAAGCAGAAGCCAACACACAACTCGTGTGGGCGCAAGTGGCGAAGGCATGGGAAGATGCTCGGTTCGATGTGGTCCTTGATGAGGATGGCAAGCCCTTCCCAAGTGACAACATCCCCAAGCCCCCACAGCCGATACCGGCGGCCTTCTTGCCGAACATG